ACGCTGTAATCAACGATCTGCGGTTCAGTCATTGCCTGTCCTTTTGTCGGTACTCCGACCCTAGAACATAGATCAAGCCTTAGGTGGGATTTCCCCGAACACCTTTAAGAATGCGGCTTTTACGAAGATCACCGAATCGGCAGCCTGTGGGGTTATCTCGATGTGGAACCAGTCGCCTTTGGGTGCGCCGTGGATTGTTGGCTTGTCATACTTTTGCCATGCGTACCGATCGCAACGCCATGCTCGACCGTGTGGCTCTGGGAAGTAATCCAAAATACATTGCAAGCCAAGATCGTTTGCGTTGGCAACTAGTTTGTCAATAAAAACCAGCGCTTCTTTGCGTCCTGCTTTTGGATTCTTTTCGCTTTTGCGATACGACAAATCCACAGCTCTGCCAGTCGCGTGAACCGACAAAGAACCTGGCTTACCGCGCATGTCACGTTGACCCCAAGACCCGTTGTTCCACAGCGCGCCATTCGATGCGGCGATCGCTTGCTTTATCCATTCGTTCATGCCGGCACGGGGTGCTGGTGATGCGCCGTCTGCGTTGCCGATGTAGTCCCGTGCGTTTGGGACGCCTGCTTTAGCTTTGGCGACTGCCACGACCAAATGCCAAATCTTTTGGGTTGACGTAACGGATAAGAACTGGCACAAGTGCGGCGACTGCAGCTTTAACAAAATCTGCTGGGTCTGCGCTGCCTGTTGAGTACACCGCAATAACCGCAGCAATAACTGAACGGCCGTATGAGGCAAATAGGGCTTTGTCACTTGGTTTCATGTGTTGGCTCCTTGGGTTTAGATTTTAGTCCGTTTGAGGCGACAAGACCTGACAAGGTGCCAGTCATAAACACAGTCAACGTGGATAGCAGGTCAATAAAGGCAGCGTCATTAGGTGCTTGTTTGTCTATTGGCTGAGTAACGAACATCAACGCATACACAAAACCGATAACGGTGATTGCAAACACAGCGGCAAGAACCACGCCGACCACAACAATTAGTCGAGCATGTAGTTCCTCGGGTTTAAGGCGTGGTCTCATAGATCAGATCTCTTGTGCAGGTGCCAGATGGGTTGCAGATCGGTGGTTCGCATTCAGGCTTTTGCCAGTTGGTGGGGTCTTGGCATGGGTAACGATATGAGCCGTCATAACCGCAACTAGATACCGCCCACGCCACCACTACGACTAGTAGCGCGTAACCAATAAACGGACGCCATTTCATTTCTTAGTTGTTGGCGTTACTGGTGCTGGTTCAGGCAAAGCTGGTGGAGCAACAAACTCTCCATATTCGCCGAGCGACGCGTCAAAAAACATTCTCAAGCCAGCGTACGCGCCACGAAATGAACCGTTGTACGACGTTTGCAACCAATCGCCTGCAATGCCCAATGAGGCAATAAATGCTTGGCCTACTGGCTCGCTTTCTGGGAATGGCAAATTGTCGCAATCAGCGTTAGCAATAACAATTACTTCTACTACTTCGTTGTTTACTACTTGTGCAAAATGTGCCATGTCAAACCTTGAACCTTACGAGGACTATTCCCGAACCACCGTTACCGCCATTGTTTGTGCTGTTGGCCGAACCACCGCCGCCGCCGCCTGTGTTGGCTGTTCCTGCTGTTGCAGGTGCGCCACCGCCACCTGTGCCAGCCGTGCCACCGTTACCGCCTGCACCGCCTCCGCCGTAGAAAGTTGTTCCGCCTGCTTCACCACGGAAACTTGACGCGTCAAAACCGTCGCCGCCGTGTCCTTGGCCGTCTGTGTTTCCTGCTTCGCTTGCACCACCACCACCGCCGCCAATTGCGCCGTTACCTGCACCACCTGCAAAACCTGTTGTTATGTCATTGCTAGGAAATCCGGGGTTTGTTGAAACACCGCCACCACCTGATGCGCCAATACATTGCACACCTGTAGCCGAACCTGCACCACCACCACCGCCGCCAACCGAAACACCGTTGCTTTGTGCGCCAACGCTGCTACCAACGCCTATAAGTCCGCCGCCACCTTGTGCGCCCGCGCCACCCGCGCCAATAGTTACCGTTGCGTTAGCGCTTAAATAAATTGTTTGTACGCGCACACCGCCAGCACCACCGCCACCGTTTGCGTTAGCAAAAGAACTACCACCACCACCACCGCCGCCAACGGTTAGAACATCAAACAAACCAGCCCTAGTAACTGTCAATGTACTTGACGACGTAAACGTCAACATTGTGTATGCAACACCGCCGACCGTAATGCTCGAAGACGAACCACCAGTTGCGGCGCCATAACCGCCACCGCCTAAGTTAAAAAAAGTAAAAGTTGACGCCGACAAACAAAGCAAATAGCCGCCCCCGTATTGCGCCAAAGCAAGTGAACCCGATGTGTTAATTGTTACGCCTACGCCAGCTGTGACTGTGCACGTACCGCTGCCCTTGTTGGCGACCTGGATTACATCGCCGACCGTAAAAATGCTGTTGTTGACGGTGATCGTTGTTGCGCTTGCCGAGTTCATCATTGTGCGCTTATAAACGTCGTTAGCGTCTAAAACATAAGACGCTACTTTGTCCGAAATCGGCAAGTTTTGGATGTCGTTAAGTTGCGCGGCCGTCAATACTTGACCGGCAACAAACGGGTACGGCGTAGTCATAGTGCTCCTATCCTAAAACATTTTCTTCGTCAATGGTGCCATACAGCGCGTCGTCCAATATCAGCTCAAAGACAATCGTGGTCGGCGCGGTTGAATACAGCACACGGTGGCCTGTAGAAAAGTCCAGATAGTGCTCAATGCCCTCAACTGACAGCTCTTGCGCCAACTGGGTCGTGCCAGCACCGCTAGGGAACGTCTTTTCAATGGTGATCGTGTCGCCAATGTCTACGGTTGCAAGCGTGTCTTTTTGGGCTGTGGTCAGCATTAGGAACTTGGTTGCCACCGACGTGTAGCGCGCTTCAGGCTCTGGGTTAAGCAGGTAAGACGCTGCGGCGTTGATAGATGGTTGTTCGTGTAGCAGGCTGTTTGTAATGCTTGATGTCTGAATGAAATATGTAGCAATAGAACCTGCATCGGTTGCGGTTGCGGTTTTGCCATCAAGAGCTGTGAGCACCGATCTGTTGATTACGGAATCAGCCTCAAAACTGATGCCCACGCCGTCGTATTTGTAGTTTGTGCCGTCGTCATGGAAATCGGCTACCGATGCGGAAAGCGTGTTGCCTATGCGGTTTTGGAATGTAAGCACACCAGAACGCGACATGAATAACCTACCAAACTCTGCGGTTTCGTTGATCTGCGTTATGTATTGCAGCACGTTTGTTCCTGCCGGCACGGTGTACGCGCTGTCGTGGCCAAGGTTGACTGTGCCTGTTGCAATATCTCGAGCGCCTGCAGGAAAATCTACTTCTGGTAGGTCTAGGACTGTTTCTATGCGTTCGCCTGATGTTTCGGCTGTGACGTTTAGTTCGTTTAGATAGGTTTGCGCGAGCAGGTAGAACTGGTCAGCGCAATAGACCGTCACGGTGTCAAGGCCGCCGAGCGCGAAGTTGTAGTCATAATTGACGACATAACCGCTAAACAATGATTCGGGAACATTCGTTGAGCTGTAACGAATTAACCGCACTTGACGCAATGGGGCAAGCCCAGGTTTTGCTTCTGAGGTATCCCAATATGGACTGCTCTCATCAAACGGATTAAAAATCCCTGAGACATCTTGAATGGTGAATGACATTGTGCCAGCGCTGAACTGGTCGCCAATGTCACGGCGACCGCGGCGCACAGTAATTGTGGTGACTGAATCCATGACATCGGCAAACTCGCTGGTGCCGTCAAGCACGTATGTGGTGTTGTCAAGTACGCCCTTTATTGCGTCATCAAGAACAAAAGCGTCAACCTGAAACCCTGTGGCGATCTTGAGGTCGTAGTTGCCTGAATCAACAACTGCTGTGCCGGGCATTACGCCACCTGCAACTGCAACGGCCCAGCGCTACGCGAATAGGCGCGCAAAGCGTTAACGACCGATTCACCGATCTCGGCGCTAGTAGCAAGACCGCCTGTGACGTTAATGGTCACTCCCCCGCCAGTATTTAAGCGGTCTAATGGCACTACGGCCTCTGGGCCTGCCTCGCCGATCAAGGCAAGAGTAGGGGAGCTGACGATTCCACCCTCGGCCATGCGCGGTAAGTTCATGCGACTTGCGGCTTGTGTAGCCGAGTTGCCACCGATGCTGGGCAGGTTGACGTGGGCAATGGTCTTGATATCTGGCGCAATTGGAATGGCGTTGTAGGCGCGAATGATGCCGTTCACCATCATGATTGCACCGTTGACTACCGACTCGAATGCGCCGAGTATGCCGTTGATGATTGCGTTGACGCCAGTCTTAAACCAGTCAAACTTGTTGTACGCGACAACTAACGCCGCGACGAGTAACGCGACGCCTGCAGCGATCAGCGCGAACGGGTTGAGTGCCATAGCAATGTTTGTTGCCACAATTGCGGCTGCAACAATGCCAATGGCGGCTGCAATAGCCAAGAACGCTTGCGGGTTATCTTGAGCCCATGCAGCAAACTTGTTGAGCACAGGCAAGACGGCTTCAAGCACGGGCAACAGCGCTGCACCGATTGACTCTTTGGTTTCGCCAATTGAGTTTTTGAGAATCTTCATTTTGCCCGCAGCGGTTTCGGCGCTGGTTGCTGTAGCACCGCCAAAAGTTCCACCTAGCACGTCCATGACTTCGTTCAGGCTTGCGCCTTCTTTGATCATGCTGGCCATCTCTGGTGACAATGATCGAAGGGCTTTGAAATTTCCCTGATAGGCCTTTGCCAGCGCATCGGCGATTGTCGTACTGTCCATTTGTAGCGCT